CGGCAGCATGGATCGCTGTTATCTTGGCGATCTCTTCCGCCTGTTCCTGGTTCTGGGTCTTCAGTAGCGCGATCATTTCTTCAGAGGCTAAATCCTTGGCGCGTAGATGCTCCAGTTCGCTCGCCATCGCGGTAACTTGATCAACCGTATTCATGATTTACTCCTGTTAAACTAACTTTCTAGCTCTTTCCAACGCAGCACCAAACGTATGAGGATTGTGACAGGCGATTTCTGAAATAAAAGTCCAAAAATCTACATTACGGCCATATACTATATACCTAGTGCAACTTTCAGGATCATGACATGAGGTAGGATCGACCGACTTAGTCCACAAACCAAGAAGACATGAGGCAGGTTCATACCATTCATATCTTTGATTTGGATCCTGTTTCTCGAGCCAGGCGATCAAAGCTTCTTTCGAAAGTGGATCAACTTTTACTTTCCATTCCGGATTGTATAACATCTATCTCTCCTTAATCCAAACTTTGCTACACCTATGTCCTTCAACCCGTCTATCCTCATATACGTCGCTGAATACCTGACTCATCAGTAAACCTGCCCCCGCTTCGTTACATACCCGCTCGTTGATGTAATGATCCTTTGGATCCCATTGACACATCTTGGATAGAATAAGACTTACATCTATTGGATCTTTGAGTGTAATGCAGGAAAATATCAACAACTGAAATACAATCATTCAGGCCTATCTGCTTCTACAATTTCAAAAGTTGATTTATCTCTACCCGACATAGGAAGTTGGGCATCTGGAATAAACACACCAATCGCAATCAAATTATCAATGAATCTTCTTGCTATCTCAGTTTCTTCATCCCAATATCTAATTAAAGGATTGTGATTCTTCTGAGCAATTATCATTACAGCTTGATCTCTAGTCATCAACCATTCCTTACGGTCTTATCGACAAAACCAAATGCCATCTCTTCATTATCAGTCAGAGGTCTGGTCACCGCTATCAGCGCATCGATCAATTCAATTCTGGTAGCTGCCCAATCCTGCCCTTTGCTACAACGATCATACGCAACTTCTCCCGCTGTCAGGATCAATCGATGCAGATTTTCTTCCGTCATTACGATTGTAGAACCAATCATCTACGGACCAACCAGGATCAAGGGTTCTGTTGCTGTATAGGTAACGTGTGGGAAGTTGCCGTCTCTATCTACCATTACGTTTAATACCAAATCGTTAAAAAGCTTGAGCCGCATCACCGACGGTGTCTTGTCGCCTATCTTTACACCTAGTGATAACAGTTCGCACGGGTTGTCATCGTAATACCATTTACTACCGGTATCCGTCTGCTTGTTATACCACCGCATCATTGCAGCATACGCAACAAATCAGCCATCGATTGTAGATGACTGATTCATTTACTAAGTAACCTCTAGCTATTACGCGGCGGGAGTTGCAGGCGTATTGGCAGAAACAGCAGCTGTAAGACTAGTCGTATTAGCTTCGATTGTAGAGCTAAGAGCGGTCAGCGCCGCGGCAGTGGTAGTATCGGTTGTTGATGCGGCCAGTGCAGCAATCTGAGCCGCCAGACCCTTGATAAGGGCGATCGCACTCTGATCGATTGTTGTCTCAGCAGCTACGTCCTGTGTCACCTTCGCCAGCGCGGCAGCGATATCAGCTTGTGTCGTCATGATCTTCTCCTGGTTTTTTAGTATAAGGTCTACTTTACTGGATAGCGCATCAAGCTGGATCAAGACCTGATAATCCGGCATAAATCTATTATACCAGTGCTTCTGCATCAACAGCCTCGACAGATCGACGGCGCTGGTGGTATCAGCGGATAATCGTTGCAATTACTTGTTGAGGCTGGGAAAGTGGAACGAACCGCCCCCACCTCCGAGGACCATCTGCACCAACCACAAGATACAAATCAGAGCTACGATCACCCACAGTATTTGTATAACCTTTTCGGGAATCGGTAGTCCCACAACATCGCGCAGTACCCAAATTACGAGATAGACGATCAACGCCAGAATACAAATATAAATCAGAAATGTAATCACTGAAGCTAACATGATATAATCCTCCCGCTCGCGGAGCGCGGCGTAATGATAATGCTTTGATAGTCAATTCGCTGCATTGGGGGTTTAAACATGCCGAAGTTGCCAATTATTTGCATGAAAGATTTTACCGACTTCATCACGAAGTCTAACATTCCCCCAACCGTCTCCGTCTTCATTTTCATATTGGTAAACAACAATTGCTATTTGTTTTGTTGGTATAACAAAAACTTTATCATCTGGTTGAAATGGAGCTGTCTTAGGGTCCATTTTAGACGCCGTACTGTTCAGCGACAGACGCTTCTTTGTGCTTGAACATGGCTGCTTCTTCATTGGCAGCGCTCATTTCATCGGCCCGCACCAGTATCTCATTCTCACGTGCCCAGTTCAGGAATTGGGTGACGCTGTCATTTAAATCGTCATGAGCCCCTTTGGGAAAGATTTCGCAGTTAGAAATTACCAAATCGGCCCATTTAGTATCAGGGGCATATATACAATCGTCGGTAAATAAAGGTACTACCGAATGGGTTCTCGATACCTTGTCGCCTACCACCGGCAACAATTGCACGCCCCAGTTTTCTCTGGTATGCAGCCGTCTGATTTCATTAGCGACGTCATGGCCGCGTGATTTGTCCTCAATTAGTAGCCGGTTTACTTTGTAGCGTTTACATCCATCTGCCACCCAATCAACTAACCCCCAGTTGTCTTCCTTACGCCGTTTAAAGTCGACCAGAAGCTCGTGGGGAAAGGCTGTGACTACCTTACCATTGAGCGGCACTCGCTTCTGCCACGCGTACATCAGCATCGCACGCCTGTTACGAGCTTGGTCTAAGAAGATGCCCCAGATAGTAAAGGCATTGAAGTCGTTCTCCTCTTTCTCCTTGTAGGCTGTATCAAGACTGGCTGCTACTAACTCCATGTGCGGGAAATCCCGCCGTCCGGCCTGCCATTCCAAACCATATTTGGCGGCTTCGATCTGATCCCAAGGTTTCCACCAATCGCGCTGGATGATACCACCACCCTTGGGCTTGGGTGATTGCTGCAATCGCCCTGCCGCCTGATATGGCCCTAGTGCTTTTTCAAGGCCCCTGACTTCGAATTCACCGAAGCGCTCGGGCCACATCAAGTCTTCTGAATCTGGTGGTCGCGGGTCTTCCCACGGCTCGTCGTCATCGTATTGCGGCAGCTTGACCGTTATACAATGTCGGGTCGGATCGTGGCGCATCGGGATCATCAAGTGGACCACTTCTTCTTCGCTGTCCAACCAGGTCCCGCTGACATCCAATTCGTGCACTCTCTGTTGCACGTTGATCACAGCCGATCGTCCGGCACGCGGATCGTTACGTCGAGTGCTATGAAATTCTGACCAGAAATTAGCCGCGCGCTCTCTATCCGCGCCCGTCTCAATCAACCCCTTCTCAGTATTGTTCAGATCGTCACCTACAATTACGTCACCGCCCAATCCCAACAGGGTGCCGCCGACGGAGGTTGATTGTCGTGATCCACCCTTGTCGTTGTCCATGTGCCCCTTGGCATTCTGGTCTTTCATAAACGATAGTGGGAACAATCTCTGATACCAATCGGATTGCACCAATCGTCTGAACTTAGTCGAACTCTCCAATACCAGCTTGTCGCTGTACGATGCGCACAAGAACTTTACTTGTGGTCCTGATAACGGCCCGATAGCGTGAGCGCGCGCCCACACCCAAGCTGGATAGATGATGCTTACAATTCTAGTCTTGGAGCATCTAGGCGGCACGTTGATCAGAAGCTTTTCGATATGCCCGAGTGTAATACATTCAAGGTGATCTGACATGGCATCAATTGCCCAGCATGACTGGAACGGCGCGCTGTCAAACGTCGGCCACGCTGCTTCGACAAAGTCGCGCAACGACTCCTGGCAACGCTCGCGCTGCTCCAGAATGGTATACTTGTTGATCTTGGCTTTGAGCGCGGCGAGGCGCTCTTTGGTGATTACGACGGGAGCAGCTACGGGCATTAGTTTTTATTAAAGCTCCACAACTGCTCTGCTAAAAGCTTTCGCAACAATTCTTGACGTTGCCAATCTAATTCTGTTTCAAGCTGTGGACTCATTTTGCCATGCAAAGAATTCAGATGACTCTCAACCTTCTTCAACCGCAGGTACAAATCTTTGGTATAGTTACTCATTTGAGATCCAGATATCTTTTAACTACCTTCTGTGCTTTGCGCAATGATGGGTAATCACCTAGATGAATATACTTCTTATTGCGCAGAAACTTGACCCGCCACGGCTTTATCGATGAATGTTGGGGACAATATACAATCCCCGGGTAACCCCACCGATGCCCGTGGGCCGACTTCCACTGCCTAGCCATTCCAAAATGCTTCTACTTTAAAATGCTCGTCGTTTGTTAAATCTGGCAATATTCTTGGCTAAGTAATCTTGCGCCCGTCGCCGCCTCATATTTTCAGCACCAACAAGTAAATCAAGTTTGGACATCGCAATCAACCACCAAACGTAACGCTGATTACGGAAATGATACCAGAAACGAAACATATTTTACTTATTCTTTGATGAAGATTTTAAGCATACTGATATGGCACGTTGCAATTCACGCGGGTAGGATTGTATATAATCATCTAGATTACCATCGGATTGATGAAATTGCTGCTTGACATTCTTACAATTTACTTGAGCAGCATTTGCACCAGATATACTTCCTAATACAATTATTCCACAAAGAAAGTACTTCATTTGCCTTCCTGACAGCCGTCAGGGCGCGTGACTTCGGAGAGCGTCGCGGGGCGAGGCATCCAATGCGTGAAGAAGCCCCACGCATAGGAAATCTGCGCGTCAGGAACGTGCAGTCTGCCTGTATCGGGGTTCCAATAGACGACCTGCGTAAATCCTCCGCTGACGCGATCGTCTGTCGCAAAAAAATCATCTTCGTCTTTTGGGAATGTCTCAATCGGCTGCCAGTTCATTCTAGCGGCAGGCGGGTTTGGCCCAGGGCGCGTGACTGCTGGGTTGTTCTCGGATTGGTCAAATGTGGAGCACCAATTTTGTTTTGTCACCCACGAGTCGAGCCAAAAATTCCATAATGCCTCGATCATAGGATCAGCGTAATTCGGGCTTTCGCGGCCCGGATTTCTCACCCACAGTTGGCGGTGCTGCCAACATTCGATGCCAAGAAGTTGACCGCGCCAGAGTTTTTTTGTCGGGATAAATTCTCCCAACCATTGCTCAAGGTATTTTTCGAAGGCGGGCCGAGCATGGCGCTCAATCTCAACTTCTTTCGGATCGTGAGCATGAGGTTCACATCTTCCGCAAATGTCACATGTGAAGGTTCCGTTTGGCTCAGAGGCCGATAGTTGTTCAGTCATATCGATGACCCGGGAGCGGAGAGGGCGGCGTCGATCTGTATCATCAGATTTTCGTCGCGATCCCACCAGCCGCGCTCGTACATGATATTGTCGCCCGGATCATTTTCGCCGGTCGTGTTGGAGATGATCCAGTCACGGGCAGCTTCCAGCGCCTCCCTCATCTTCTGCGCGTCTGTCATGGCTGGCCCCGTTCCGTGATAGCTTCGCGCGCGACCTTGCCCATTTCTTCGAAAATCTCTGCCCATATCTCCGGGTCTTCGATGCCAAGCTGATCGTAACGGAAGCCGCGCCGATCATCCAAAACGTCCATATAAATCTTGCGGCCAAGCTCGCGGTCAGCGTTGCCTTTTGGTAAATCGTGATAGCTCATTCTCCCCCTCCCGCCTCGCCGGTAGCGAGGGCGTTGCGGGCGATGGTCGCCGCCTTAGTCAGCCTGCCATCCGCAAAAGTAAGATTGGAAATTCGTTCCAGCGCCTTTCTGAGCTTGTGCCAGTCGGCAACCACGGCAGCGTGACCGGCGCAGCACTCACCGCCATCAGGCATCATACAGGATGGCAAATTGCGGTCCGGGTGGAATGACTCAGAGGTCACTGGCTGTAACTTCTGTGTCATGGCTCACAACCCGCTTGGTCCATAGCCCGGTCCAGGAAGCATCGAATTGAACTCCGCATTCCAATGAACAATAACATTCCCAAAATAGACCATAGTTAGAGCAACCAAGATGCCTCCAGCAATTTGGAAAATCAATTTCATAGCGAAGTCATCCTCCAATACCACTGAAACCACCAGCAATTATCTCCCTGCACCATACAGCCTATGCCCAAAGTGAGGAAGATCAGATAGGCACTGATTGCTCCAGCTAGGTAATAAGCTGCAAACAAAATCCTTCTGATGACCAAACAACAATCCATCTCAGGTATTTTCCACCGCTTCCCTTAACATACGTCGTAAATCAGCTTTGGACATATTCCTGGTAATATCTTTTATAGGAATAGTAAATTTGTTGGGCTTGAGTACGATCGATTGTACGTCTGGAGGCTGTGGAGCTGGAGGGACGGGTTTAGGTCTACTCTTAGATACTTTTTTGACACTTATCTTACTCTTCTTGGATTTCTTTACTATACCTGTCCTCGATCCATTCTGATTCAGATTAATACCCAGTACACGTCTACCACTCAACCCCATCCTATGACACTTCCCCGCTATTGCCCCCTTACCTATCTCAAAATGGGATGCCATCTCCTGGAAAGTAAATCCCTGATCATACATATTTCTCAATACGTTCTCATCTATCTTACTTTTTCCTCTACCCATTTATACTACCTAACTCGCAATTGTTACATCTATACTTCTATCGACATCTCTTTAGCATACAGTCTTACTTTACTTTTGTTTTATTAATTGTATAACTCACTGCTTTGTATAAGCAAGCTTGCGTATGTATCTACGCAACTTATTGCGATTCGCAAATCGGATTGCGTATGCTATGAATACTGCGTGCGACGCTGGGGGTTTGCTAAAACCTTTGGGAGTGATGGCATGCCTGTTTCTGCAAAAAACATCATGACGGCAATGGTTCTTGGCGGTTTCTTCGGCACCGGTATCGTCCTCGGACTCTACGTAATCGGCAATCTAATCAACTTGCTGCTA